CTCCTTTATGCGGCTGCTGCCTCCGGTTTAGTGATAGCTGTTTTAATTGTAGCAATATCATCATAGATGAATGCTTGTTGATCCAGTTTTCTTACGAAAGCATGGAACCTGCTTTCTCCAAGCATAACAAACTGATTTTTGATAAAATCATCGTTAATCCATCCGATTTTAACAGTGTATCCAACATAGTCAGACACATTGTATTTGCTCATGTCAGCAATAAACACTTTGCCAGCTGGAATATCCTGCTCAGGCATAATGGTTACGCCACCAATAACAACCTGGTTAAACATTGAAGCAGATGGATACAATGGTAACCCTCTTTCATCTTTTGCCGAAACAAACTCAATGAAAAAGTCAACCGGATTAACTAATGCTAAAGACGGTTGATAAGGCATTTCATCCTGGTAATTATGCGTAGTAAACACGTCAGTAATCCCAGCATTGATAACGTCCATGATGTTAGGGAATCTAACTTTTAACGCCATTGATCCAGCAACAAATGCGCGACCATATAGAGTTGCTCCTTTAGGATTAGGAGATACGCCGCTACCAAACAGAATACCTTTCTGTTTACGGATATCGTGTTTGTCTTTAAGATACCCGGTAGCAATAGATTGCAATCCAGGAATATCTTTTATTGATTCCTCAGTTAATCCAATCCAACCTGCAGCCTTTACAGGAGAAGCATAACGAGTCTCAATCTTAAAATCCAATTGAGGTTTAGCCGCGCCCTCTGCTACAAAACTGAAATCACCATCTTTAGGAATGGATTCAGTATACGGATAAGCTGCTAAACTTGTACTAAAATTAGTTACCAAGCTATTAATGATAGTAGCTCTCAGGTTAACCCTTTGAGGTGGCGCAGATTGAACACCCATCAGGGCCGGGATTCCATCAGGATTCGTAGCTGCCCCGGTAGTCATGTTCCCTACAGCTTTAATTTCAAGCTCTAACACTCCATGACCAGCAGAATAAGTTGACTTGATCTTTTCGTGATTATCGTTGATAAATTTACTTACTTGCTCCTGAACAGACTCAATTTTGATCCCTCCATTGTTTTTAATCTCCAAAGCAAGTGCATCATGTTGAGTTTGAAAGGCTTTAAATACCGCTTCAATGGTTTTGTCTGTACCATCAAAATCTTTAATTGTGATGGTAGACATAGCCTCCTGGACAATCGATTTGATTGTTGCTTTCGCTTCATCCTTGGACAATCCTGATTTCAGTAAATCAGGCAATGCCTTTTCTGCTGCTTTAGTTGCTGCAAGCTCTACTTGCTTCAAGGCCTGCTCTTTCTTTTGATCTTCGGTCAAATCATCGCCGAAGCATTTGTGTGAGTTTAACGCCATAGATGCCATTAGAGCAGCGCCGATAAAAACTCTTGGTACGAAGTTCTTTTTCATTCTTGTTTTAATTTAAATAAAATAATCCCAAACTGATTTTTGACTGCTCGTCGGCGGGTCTATTGTTGGAGTGTTTTTCAACGACTCAATTAATCTTTCACTGATTTTGCCTGTAACAGGATTTGAAGCAAAAACAACAAGGCTGCTTTCTCTAACATTTTTAGCCTCCTTGATAATAAAGTAATATGGTATGTATTCAAAATCACCCTTATTGGCAATAAAAGGTAAGTAATCATCATAATTCTTTTTCAATGAGGCATCCTCAGGAGCGTTGCTATCCATTGCAAAAAGTATTGTTACATATTGCATTCTAACACTGGCTTCAATTGCATCACCACTCTCTAACCATTCTTTAGCCTTTTGGTGGATAATTTTATCTTTAGGCACTTTGTAAACCAGAACCTCAGTATCTCCTTCATAGGGGAATCCTAATGCAGAGAATGGAAGCGTAACCACAAACATTTCAACATATTCCTTTTTAACGATCACGTTATCAATGCATAATTCGTGATCAGCAACCAGGTAATTTTTAAATATTTGTTCTTTTACAGATTTATTCCAGATGCCTTTTACATGAAGATCCTCATGTCCATCAAGGATACCAGTTGTATTTGCGGCTATGTAGTAGTAATTGCTGTCGATCTTGATTCCCTTTACCTGATCAGCATATTTATTCAAATCAAGAGATCTACATGATACGCTAATACCCTTATCGCATGACTTCTGTATTTCAGCCTTCTTGAATTCAATGATATCGTTAACGTTAGACCTGAATGCCTTAAACATTTCCTCTTTCGTGGAAAATTCCTTTTTCGGGAAGTAAATGCTCTTTAGTGTCATTTGTTGAAAGGCTTAGTTACCTGGTTGATCTTTTTATCGATTACATCTTTGATACCTGGATCCTTGGCTTTATCACGCAAGGCTTTAAGCTTATCAATAGTGTCGTTTTTAGGCTTATTTTCCATGATCATTGATTGATTAAAACAAATGTAACAAAAATGTTACAAATATTACCAACTGTAACATTTTTTTATAAAAATGCGTAATCCCCATTCTTTATATCGCAGAAACTATATATCCCAAACACTGAATGATAGTACAAATCAATTAAATCAAGAGTAGTTTCAAAGGGTTCATTTTTTAATGAGTCATACACATGAAGGATTCCAGACTTATCGAGATGCGCACCTATCATATGACTTAATCCTCCCTCTGATAATGTGACATATAGAACCAAAGGCATAGCAATTACATCTCCGGTAACAGAATATTTTGTTTGTGTTTCAGGCAGACTCTTCGTATTTGGATCATAGAATAACGGCTGCATATAGAAATCAAAACCATCTTCTTGCATTAGCTTAGATAGACCGCCGTTTGTAGACCCGGGAATCCGGCTTGCCTCAAGTCTCTCCGGCGTTATAAATGATTCTGGTAGATTACATGCGTTAGCAACGGCATATAAGCCGCACCCATATCCGTCTTTCTGTTTGTACATTACGATGCTCCTGTTAATTTATTATCTACAATTCGGCCTCTATTAACATATTGATTGTACCTATTCTCAGTCATAAACGATTGAGTACACCTGCAATTGATGCGCTTCCTGGCTGGTAACGAAACATCACCAGGTCGGTCGCATAAATCCCCGGACATATCGTACTTTTCATCAATAGGCACTACTGTATCGTTTAAGTGCAAATGATCATCTCTCTCACCTATAATACGTCCTAGCCAAACCTTGTACCCTTGTCCTCCCTGCTCGTCTATCCAGCTTCTCGCGCCTATATCCTTTCCAAGGTTCGCCATTGTGGTGGTCTCCGTTCTACTGAACGTCAACCCTCTTGTTTTGAGAATGTTCTTTAACTCTGTAAGGAATAACCGAACCTTTCCATCTTGGTCAACACCAAGTGAATAATCTTTTCCCAGCGCCTGCGTAATTAAGTCAATTGTGGTTTGGTTTAAGTCAGTCTCAATACCGTTGATATAATTCAAAGCAAACTCACGCAGCTTACCAGACCAAACATCGACCAGAAAATCAATAGCACTATCCTTTACCTCTAATCCGTCTAATGTTCTTTGACGATAAAATTCCCTTCGGGCGAACTTCATACCTATCAACTGGTATACTTGCAAATAGGCATCACGCCATACGCCTCTATTCAAAAGCATATTTACAGGAACGTTATCAAGCCCGTAGGTATTTACCCATGTTACAATTCTCTCTACATTTTTATTGAGAGCCCGGTTAAAATATGGTTTTACCTGCTTCTCAGAAATACTGTGAGCCTTGTCAAAGTCGATTCGTTCCTGTTGGAATTCATTCATTACAAATATTGTTTTGACTCTGGGCTGTTTGGATCCGGCAAGGAATTGAAATCATTACTTACGAGATCTTCTATCTTCATTAATCCAGAAGGGACCAGATATACTTTACCCATACCACCTTCCATTTCATCATAACCAAATACAGCGCGCCTTTCATCTTCACTTAATGTAGGTTTACCATACACCTTCATCATCAGTTCGAGATCAGGGGCCAATTCGGAAAACTCCGTTAAATCGTGGCAAGATATAACATCAGGATACCATTGCTGTATCTTCTGGTTAAGCTTCATATCGAATTTGCGAAGCTTAGATATAATATTGTTTGTAACTAAGGCTTTATAGCCAGCCTTAACGTTGCTTTCTGTGCTTGCCTTGGTTGTAGGGCACAATACATCCGGAATACCCATGGTAGCGTATATATGCTCCCAATTGGCAGTACTGGCACCTATCAGTTCCATTTCTGCAAGAGTGTCTCCGTATGCCTGAACATCAACCTTTCCATTCGTAAAGTGCATCCTTCTGTTGTTCTTTGCTCCGGCAAAGTCAGACATAACGGTTTCTTTAAGGGTTTTTATTTGTTCAGCGGTCAACTTTCCAACTGGCTTACCTTCGGAAGTTATAGCAACATCAGAACTAAATAACGTACCTCGCCCACCATTCTCAAAAGCAGCTCCCTGGGCTATGCTATTTGAATTGTTTAGAGAAATATCCATTGCCGTTATTTGATCGACACCAAGACCCCTTAAATCCTCTAATACTGGATTCCATCGCTTTAAATGGAGAATGTATTTCTTGTCAATGTCTATTTGGGTCCCGTTAATTGCGGTATACCTAAATAGGCTTATTGCATCAAACCTATCGTTTGATTTGACAGGCTCAACCCTATTCCTATGAAGAGAATGTACCCTTACTGGCTTACCTGCATTACGACCAACATCAATAGTTTCGAAGAATAGATATCCATCACCGAAATCATAGTTATGCCAAAAGTCTTCCAGAAGTTCAAGACCTGACTGATAAGTATTTGGATTATCAAAAAGATCATTAAGCGGGTGATTCTCTAACTCGGTTAACGCCTGGTTCTTTATAAAAACCCTCGCCTCATTGGTTATATTCTTTGAATAAAATTGATTGAATTTAATTGACTTAGCTTTTGGCGTGTCCTTTTTCTTGTTAAATAGAATTGGAACCTCAGTAAGTTTCGTGACAAGTAAGTTAGATGCTGCATAGAATATCTTATTGTTATAAGCCTGCATACCGTTTAGACTCCATCCAAATGCCCTACCAGCAACTATCGAAAAGCCCGGTCCCAAGCTAGGGAAAGCAGAGCTTAAAGCCTTAACAACAGGCCCTATTGTAGCTCTTGCTACACCCTTTAAATACTCTTTTGCATTCATACATGTAAATGTAACATTTTTGTTACAATTCTAATAAAACTCATTTAATTAGCCTGCGTAGAATTCAAATTCTCCTCCTTCTTCTTTGATTAAAGGCCACGCATAATATCTTATAGGATCTATATAGTGATTCCACAAATCAACGGGAACGCCTGACTTCCTATCGTGCCAGACATAGTTATTAAACTCTTTGACAATAGGCGCGCTTTCTGGCCCTGGATCAATTATAAACTCATAATCTTGCAATGACTTTATACTTGCTCCTACTGATCCAGGCGGCTTATACGCCCCTGTCATATTCAGTCCCTTATCCCTAAGTTCATCAATCAATCTATTTTCAGCACTATCCCCAACTATCTCTGCAGTAGATCCAGCATAAAATAGATTTGCTTGAAAAATAGCCTCAGTTGACATACCTGGCTTACCAAAACATCCTTTGATATAAATTTTTTTCCTTTTTTTACTTACAGCGACTTTAACAAGGGTTGTAGGATCGTTATTATATCCATAATCCTGCCCAAACCCAAATGGTAGTGATTCATCAAACAATCCCATCGACCAATTCTCAAACACAACTCCTTCGGCGTTATTCAGCCATCCACCTAATACAACATGCTTGTAGTACAATGCATTTTTAACAACCTTTCTAGGTAGTTTATCTCGATCATCCTTGTGTGTTGCCTCATACAATTCATAATCAGTCCTTTTTATTTCAAAGTCATTCCAGATATTGTCAGCGATAAGCTCTCGCTCCATATCCCTATAATCAGAATGAATGTAAAGAACACTATCCTTGATGCCGTTGAAACCCTCTGCAACCCCTTCTGATTCAAAAAACTCTTCATAAATCCAGTGTGTCTTTGTTGCTGGATTTAAAAGTATTATAGATAAATTCCTAACATCCTTGGCTCTTATAGACTTCTTTATTTTGTCCCAATTGTCGTATGAAGGCATCTCCTCACCTTCTTCAAGTACAAATACCGAAAAGTCCTTTAGTGATTTTAAGGATGCCGTTTGGTTTCCTGAGCTAGTCTTTATCCCCTTAAAAACAACTTTACTTTTATTATGAACGCCTTCAATCCTGTCTTTAGTTACCTTAAAACAACCCTCTGCATTAAGCATATCAATCTTTTCGGTAAACTCCGGGATAATACTATCCTGGGCAGATGTTAGCGTATACCTGGTATATAGAACCCTATGGCAAAAGTCTTTAGCCGCTATACAAGACCACGTACCTACAGCAAATGATTTCTGACTATTTCTGCCTCCTGTAATAATTACAGTATCTACTTTATAAAGCGGGTTATCCTCAGAACAAGAAAGCCACTCAAAAAGTGGCTCATATTTTTCCGATAGAATAATTTCACTCACTTTTAGACCCTTTACTAAATAAAATTGGTGTAGGATTTATTGATTCACCGTTCGTAGTATGATCAACATCGATTTTGTCTCCATATTTCTTAGGTTCCAATTTTGACAAAACCCATTTACGGGCCTCTATCTTTAATTTGCTTCTTTGAATAGCCTCGCCATCGATTCTGATTTTACCCTCATAAAGTGAGACATCAGCATTTGATTCGTCCGCTATAGTTAGGATATCATCAAATATTTTTCCGGCTCTTTCTTCGCACGCGCGCGCGTATCGTTTTTGTCTTTCCTTTGATTCATCAAGTAACTCATAAAACTTTCTCGTAGACATAAATGATACACAAGCAACTCTGAGTGCGGTACCTCTTTCGACTTCTAAACATATATATTCAAAATCCTGATCGTAACTTTTAACTACAGGCTTCGCCTTTGGCTTTCTCTTAACTACCTTCTTCTTGCTTACAGGCTTAACTACTCTCTTAATTGATTTAGCCTTCTGCAAATTATCTTTCAGAGTATTCCTCTGTTCAGGAGTAGCCTCAGCGCTTTTAATTATCTTCTTAGCCATACAATCAAATTAATACCACATCTGCACCAGTAGAGCATTTAACCTCAACCGGATCAACCAGCCATTTAATAACCTTTGTGAAATGCAATTGAAGGAATATCTTACCTGCGCTTGCTATGAAGTCAGTATGATGACAGATTACCTCAGTAACTCCATTTACTTCTGAATTGAACTCTACTTTTATCATGGTTTTCTATATTTAAAATCAGGGTTAAATCTTTCGTTATATTCTTGAAGTTTTGAAGCTGGGGTGTAACATCCACTACCAAGTAAAACAGATGCGTCAACCTTTCTAAATACTATCTCTTGCACCCAATCCTTTTTGCCATCAGTCGTTAAGACGTTATCACCCTTTTTAATAGTAAAGTCAAACTCGTGACCACTGAATAATGAAATTAGTTTCATAGTTTAATTGGTTAAAATTGAATTGAATTGACATTTCTTTATTTTATCCCGG